ATCTCAGTGTCGCTATAGAGGTTTGAGCCGATCAGATCCAGCACATAACGCAACTGATCCTGGGACAGTTCGCCCCAGGAAGTAGGACACTCCAGATGAAGCACCTTATCCGACGAAGTGAAACGCGCTGTCCTCTTTTCTATTCTCATACGGTTCGAAGTGATTGCATTCATAAGCAGAGCTGTTGGCATAGGTGCTGAAAGCATCCAGATCACCCTCCAGCGTATTCATGAGCCTACGGAAATACTCGTAAGCCGTACCCTTATTGCCTTGGATGGCCACACCGATAATCCTGCGGATCTGATGCACCACACCACGTTCCTTCTCGCTGAGTGAGCGAGTTGCCATCTTACCGATCAGCTCATCCATGAACTCATCCGATATCTTCTCTCTCAGCCAACGGTCCGTATCGAGGATGGTGGTAGCAGCGTTCTCCCAATCCTTAGAGATGGGCGCCTGCAGACCAGAGAACTGACGCAGGAACTTGAAGCAGCAGAAGAGCGTATCGATTATAACCAGGCCTTGCTGGTACCAACCATCCAGTTTGAAGCACTCCTCCAGCAGTTCATCCATTAGATGGAGCCGTTTCACACGCAGCTCCCCGTCGAGGGCATCCACGCGCATCTTTGAGGCAGGCGCCGTATTGTTGGTAGAGACAATGCCGAAGCCCGTCTCCGTCAGGACCAGGTCAAGCCCACGCATCTCCCTCAGGAACACCTCAACAGAAGCCAGACCAAGCACACATATAGCCAGCTTGCCTTTAGGCTCGTTGTTTACAGCAGCAATGCCGACATCACCCAGTTTATCAACAGCGATATCACCAATCTCTTCATTGATTTTATCCTCCAACTTGGCAAATATAGTCCCCTTTGGCTCCTTGGCTGCAGGGATGGCCAGGTTTAAATCATCCTTAGTTATTCTGATTGTTATTTCCATTGTCGTCAGTATTTACGGTTTTTTCCTCAGCATCCTTATTTTTATCGAGAGTAGTCAATTGGATCATCGGCACATTGATTGAGAACTTTTCATCCCATCCGTTGTAGTGCATGATCACATGGAAAGGCACTTCCATCACGTCGTGGAACATCTTTTCTAAAGCCTGCTTCAGCGTAAACAGCTCGCGTTTATCAGAACCGGAATTGTTCATCTGGCTCTTACCAGGCGTGGCACCCACCATGTTAGGGTGCACGCCCATGGAGAAGCACAGCGAGTTAGATGCCTCGCCCATATCGTCAATCCAGTCGCCACCCTCCTTACTTTTTCCTTCCATGAGGTTATACACGCGCACCATACGTCTCTCACCTTTTCCGTCGGGTAGTGAGTCATACGAGGTTACCCAAGCCTTGCCCGCATTCTCCGGTTTCGTACAGAACTCCGTAATCTTGCGGCGTTCCTCCTTGATGCGTTCAGCCCGCTTCACCTTATCCGTGATATTCTCTTCCCTGCAGACGTTATCCCAATACGTGCGATGAACCTCCACCTGTATCCTCGGTGCGCTGGTATTCTTGATCATGTAGCGCTTACCGATGCCAATCAGACGGTAAATGTCATACCAGGCATCACGGTAGATAGAGGTATAATAAGGAATGGGGTAATAGCGATATCCTGGCGTTGGTACCAGACAGAGGATGGCGAACTTACAGCACGACCCCATGGGAGGTTCCGCAATCTTTTCCGACGTATAGATATGAGGTGCCTTGCCCAAGCGGTACTCCAGATCACCCAGCGGATCGATCTCATCGAGCAGCGGGATGGCCTCGATGGTCTGAGAGCGACCGCTACGGAAGTCACCCACTAGCACGTGCTCAATCTGCCCGAACTCATTACGTTTCGTAAACCTACAGTCACAGGCGTTACGCATTCTGATCTGCACGATCTTAGAGTGATCACGGCTCAGGTATATCACCATCACTGAGAAGAAATTATACTTGATGTCGGTAGCCATCCTGAGCCACTGGTGGTGGATGGCATTACGCAGGCAGAAGTCACGAATCTCCTTATCCTTAGTCATCTCGCCCGTCTCGCGGTCCAGGAAGTGGATACCCTGCCCGTAGCACGACTGGATGTTGAAAAGCTGACACCCGCTCATCACCATGTTAGCCTCTATCAGCTGCTGATTACGATATGGTGCCAGGTTATCCTTACCGAAATCGACATACTCATACCAACGGTTTCCAACACGAACAAACGTTGTGTTGATATCATCCATGCTCTCATATATTCCTTCAGTGTCATGCTGATAGTGCGTCGTCACCTCAGCCTCCAGCTGCATGGCATCCTCAATCGAACAGGGCGCAATGGAGAATACGTCATATTCGCCCTTGGTACCGACTGGTACCATCGTATTTGTCATTCCTTCATTCATAGATATATCTGATGATCGTTAATTTTAAAGATGAAGATATCCGGCACGGTGCGGATCTGATTGTTCACGGGGTTGATGATCCTGTGCCACCCACCCCTCCAGTTGCTGGAGCTGACCATCCAGCCCTTATATTCGATGATGTTCCCTTTGGAGTCCCAAGCGGAGATGTTCACCCGTTGATTGCTTTCACGGGCGATATCCAGCAGCTGCATGGCTTCATTGAAGTGTAGGGGTTTCCTCTCGTTCATTTTATTAGCGTTCAACTTTAATTAATTAAACGTATTATCAAACGTATTATCGAAGACGCGGCCCTCAGCCCGAGCATCCCACACATTGTGGTTGCGATCCGCATACTCATACTCGAAAGTGAAGCGAGGAATGAAGTCGGCAGAATTTGACATTTCCGACTTCTCGCTGTTGATGACGATAGGCAGAGACCTTTCAATCAAGACGCGCCCATCATAGACACGAATCAGTTCCACATGCTTACTACGGAACACCTCACGCCACCAGTTAGCCATGGGAAAGGTGAGATAACCAGTATCAGCCTTGAACGTCTCTTTCTCTTCAATCTGATAACTCTTCTTCACCCTGCCGAAACGCGACTGTTTACGATCGAACGAAGCCACCTGCTGATGCTCACCAGTACAGTAGGCCATCTCTTGCACACCGAATGAATTATAGAACAGGAGCACAGGAGCCACATCAGGTTCAGGCAACGAGTCAACAGAAAAAGACTGACTGCGGTTCCCGGCGCTGATCGTATAGCTAACCAAAGAACTTCCAGAAATCACGAAGTTGGCAGGAGAGCAGTCGATGGTAGTATATTCAGTGGTCTGCAGCAACACGGGGACGGAAAGACTCCTGGTTTCCCCGTTATCATACTTAGCCAAGCAACGCGGCGTGCCGGTACCGATATAAGTCAGGAATTCAGCCCAACCAACAGCAGTAACCTTTGGACCGTCAATCAAGGTCAGGAAATGGGAGTTACAGAACTCCGTAGCCGACGCGCTCAGAATGTTCGCACTACAGGAGATGACATCACAACCTAACTGACGGACACTAGAACTAAGGATCGTCTCCAACCCGTCATCACTCAGCTGCTGTTCCTCGATGCGGACGCTCAGCCCGAACACCAGCCATTTCAGCGCGAAAGGTTCAATCAGCCTGTCAACATCAGTCAGTTCCACGATCCCACCACTTTTAGGATACAGGTATTCATTGTAGATTACGTCACTGTCACCATTCTTGGAGACAGACACCTTCACCTGTGCCCTGGTGAGCGTCATGGCAAACTTCACATCAGGGATGTTGCAGGAGAACTCCTTGGACTGGAAAGAGGTATAAAGTGAAATCATACCGCAAAGATAGTATTATATATAAGGTCTTAAAACAACACGAAAAAGGGCTGCATGCATCCCTGCAGACAGCCCTCCGAGTGAAGTTGAATAAAAAAAACAATTTATGCCGTTATAAACCTCCAGATAGCCCACTTTACCGACCCATCGGTCTCAGTGAGTGGTTTATATTCATGATCTATCATATACTCTGCCAGTTCCTCTTTCGAGAAGGGGTACATATTGACCAGTTCATCCTGAAGCTCTTCCGTAGAACGGTGCTGAGCTACATAGCCATCCCCAGGAAGCGGAGAACGGAACAGGAAGTAAGCCTCCAGGATCTCTTCCTTAATTCTATCACGCTTATCCTTCTCTGTTCCCATCATTCAAAAGCTTTTTGAGTTTCAGCAAATCTTTCTTGTACATCTTGACCTGATAGGCCACCGTATAGAGATTGAGGTTTACCTGGTTATCAGAATCCACCTCATCGAAAGCCAGCTTCTGCAGCTGCTCTTCCGCGATATCGAGCACAGTGATCTTGTCTTCCAGATTGTCAGGGTCGCAGAGCTGGTTCACCAGCTCCACGGCCTCGGGTGAGAGATTGATAATGCTCATAGTTCATACTCCCTGTTGGTTAAGCTGCCCGTTTCCAGAAGTGGGGGGGGGTAAAGTTCATATCTCCAAGCTGGACGCGCCACTGATCCACCAGTTCACAGTCCTCAGCCCACAACTCCCTGCGACGCTGCTTATACTCGTTCTCGATCTCCACGCGCTTCATGTCGCGCTCCTCCATGATGCTGTTACGCAGCTTGCGGAATTTCAACTGTTCGTCCTGCAGACGGTCTTCAAACTGTAGAGTCATCGCCTTGATGGCCTTACGCTCATCAATGCGGGTCTGATGCATACGGGTCTCGATATCCGCCTTCTTCATCATAAAGTCTTCACGTGTCATTCTTTCCATACCTTATCCTCCTATGATTGAAGCCAGAAACATCAAACCGAAACCGAATGTGACAGCAGCTGCTGCCTGAGAGAAGAGCTTCACACGGCTCATCACCTTCTGGATAGCCGCCGAAGCGTTGGCCTGCTTGAGAGCCCAGCCAATGGAGAGTTCACTGATCTTAACACGATGGCACTGTTTCGCCGTGCCCTGCGTCTCGGCCTGCCCTATCGGTGCATAGCCCTCGAACTGCAATGTCAATTGTTGCATATTGCTACTATTGTTTCGCGATGCAGGGATCCGCCCTGCGCGGTTTTTATTCCCAGTGTGGGAAGGGTTTGTTCCCAGTGTGGGAATATTTTGTTCCCAAGGAGGGAATGATTTTCCCTAAATGACAGGGAAAGCGGCAGCCGTTCCCCTGTCGCGAAACAATAGTAGACTTCATCACGAGGACTTAAATCTTACTGGGTGGCCACCGCTATTGGTGTAGTGAGGTCTATGGCAGACCTCGGAAGTAAATTGGCATAAATAATGCCCGATGTGATTTCGGGCGTCATCATCGCCCTCGTAACTTACGTTACTATCGTTTCGCGTTGGCAAAGTTACGAAAAAATCCCGAACCTCCAAAGAAATTCGGGAAAATTTTTAGATTTTTCGATGAAAAGTATAATAAAAACCTCGTTATTTTACTTTTTGAGAGAAAATGATCATCTGTTTTATCTGGTTAATCATCATCATCCTGTGTTTTCAGGCCTTCTCTGATCTGACTATCATCTGTGATATATTTCTTCAAGACGTAGTTGGCTACATTCGTCTTTGTCATTCCCTCTGTGAAGAAGCACACCTGATCCAGTTCCCAACCACGCTTCGCCATATAGTTGATGACTTCCATCATGGTGTTGAACTTGATCTTCTTTCCGTTCTCATCTAACAAGGATTCGAAGCTGTTGGACTTGTACCCAAGATCCAGCTGTACTTTCACCTTACCAACTCCCCAGAAGTTATACCCTTTCACAGAACAATACACAGGGTACTTCTCACCAGGTTGATTCACACTCTGCGCCTGAGCGCAACACACGGCCACCAAAAGGGCCATCAGGATAAACATTCTTTTCATAATTCGTCAAAGATTAATTAATACGTTTTGATTGACAAGAAATTAAATATTATCTTTAATGATATATCCGGCAATATTCGAGCCGTCAATCCACGCACAATGACTACAACGGCCTGTAATTGGCGACAGCGGCCGTCCACATTTTGGACAGGCATCATGCAATGGAGAATCTTGAAATAACAACATGGCGCAAAGATAAGCAAAATATTCCAAACATGCAAGAAATAGAAGAAATAAAAAACCCCGGTACTCACGTATCAGGGCTTTCAAAGTGATCTTAAAAATATTGTGGAACTGGTCTATCTATCAGGTGACCAGCATCAATATCCTTTATAAACTTATCAACGGCACCACGTACCTTATCAATTGTTTTCTGTGCGGGTGCTTTCAAACCGCAAGCATACTGTCTCAGGAGCGAGGCGTTCATACCGGCATATTCAGCAAAAGCAGTCACGTTGATGAAATAGTAGCTGAAGTAAGCCCCAATATCAAAGATGAATTCAAATTCCAACTCAGGGAAACTTTTACCCTGCTTCTCATAGAAAGCCTTCATCTCGTCTCTGGCGAGATAAAAATCCTCAATGGCTTTACGGGCAGATTTCCCGTCGCCATGAAGACCAAAATCCAAATCATCCGCTCCGACCATAAAACAGGAGAATAAATCCCTGCCAGTCTCTACCATTACTTTTATTTTCCTTTCCATACTATAATCATTTAAAAAAGTGACCCCAAACATTCTCACGACTCTTTCACGGTAAGAACCCGGGCTTAGAGCCCGAGTTCCTGATAGATAGTCTTCAAAGTACCTGCTGGTACTTCTTGCGTTCCATGTCGCGGCACCACGGTTGTCTTTCCATTTCTAGGATTGACCCAGATGTCGTGACGTTTACCATGATGAAGAAGGAGGCAACCAGCCTTCCTTAACTTCCTGTACAACTCGTTGTACTTCATCGTAACAATAATTTAAGAGATCACTTTGTCATTTCTGACACTGCAAAGGTAACAAAAAAGTTATAAACCACCAAATTTTTCGGTAACTTTTTTGTTATAAAGATGATTTTTTAACATTTCATGTAAAGAAAAGCCTGTTTTTTATACACTTTCACATTGATATATAAAGAATATCGAGAATTTTTACCATGTCATCAGCTGCTCTTAGCAAGAGCTGGAAAGTCTCGGTTTTGTCGGATCAAGATAGGAAAGTCGTGGCAAAATCAACCGATTTTGCAGGAAAGTGGCACTTTCAGCCAGGAAAGTCGGGTGTGAAAAAGGCGTTTTTGCGCCATAATTCCACACCCAAACCCCAAATCGGGGACCCAAAATGCTAAGGAACAAGGAATTAGCGTTTTGGGGTTGGGAAAAGATGCGCGCGCAGCTGCATCCACAGCCCCCACCGCCCTACGCCCCGAGCCGACTTTCCGACTTTCCGCAAGCGGAATATGTAAAGAGTATTTCCGTTTTCCTGTGTCGGTGTTTTTTCGATGGTGCAAACGACATCAGCGGTCGGGCGCACATCATACAATAATAAGGGGCAACCGTAACGGCTGCCCCACTGGTTAACATTAGGCTCTTAGTGTCTTTCATTCATAGTATCATACTTTCCCGCTCTCATGGTATGAATAATAGTACCCATCTGTTATAATAATATGGTCTAAGAAGTGTACCTGCATTATATTGCATGCCTTATCTATTTGCCTGGTCACGTTGTCGTCTTCCATACTGGGGCGTGTGTTTCCAGATGGGTGGTTATGACATACGGCTAATATAGTGGCATTATTAGTGACACATTCCCGCATGATAACCCGTATATCTACGGCGGTCTGAGTGATACCCCCACGACTGATCCTAACGGCTTTAATAAGTCGATAGTGCCGATTAAGCAGGATTGCCCAAAATTCCTCCGTCTGTAAATCCATCAAACGGGGGTGCATATAGTTATAGATGCGTGTAGCCGTGCCCAAATCGGGTGTTTCTGTTGGTAGTGCCAATTGTCTGCGTTTACCCAGTTCCACGGCTGCGAGTATCGTCATAACCTTAGAAAATCCCAAACCGTTGTACTGCATTAGTTCATCGGCTGAACGTTTGCCAAGTGTGTTAAGGTTGTTTCCGCAGTCAGCCAAAACACGGGCACACAGTCTAACGGCATCCTCTCGCCTGCTGCCTGTACCTATTAGAATACTAAGTAACTCCGCATTTGTCAGGGCGTCAGCTCCTAACGTATCCAACTTATGGCGGGGGCGGTCTTCAGCCGCCCACTGCCTGATATTTAATTTCGTCATACTTTAGCCTCCTTTCTTGCCTTACGGGTGGAGCGTTTCACGGCTGCACGGGCTTTCTTTGTTTCCTTGTTATCCGTTTCGCCCTTGGCTTTTTCCATGCGTTCAACGGTCTGCATGGCATGCAGGGCAAAACCAGTCGGCAGGGGCTGGGGTTCTGCACTGGGTGCGGGTTCGGGCTGTGGTTCTCCGAAATTAATTTTGGTCTTAGCGAAAAAGATCCCGCCTTTAACCTCTGCGCCTGCCTCTTCTAACATCTTGGCGAAATCGTCAGCGGTTCGCCCACTGCTGATAATATCGTCAACGATTACGACCTTTTTACCCTTGAAGAACTCGCCATCTACTTGCACCTCGTAATTATCATCTTTAACGATGGTGTGTGCTGGGTTCTTGTGGGCTGCGCTGCGCTTGCCTAAAATAGTAACGTGTTGCATGGGGTTGAGTTGTCCAAGGGTGTTGGCTACGACTACGCAAAAATAAGAAAATCTAAAGCGATATTGCGCCATACTGGAGCAGGGCACAGGCACGCAAACAAGTTCACGGGCTTTATCTCCGTACCACTGGCGCAACTTAGATATGACCATCTGTGCCCCCTCTTTAAGTTGGGCTTTTTGCCCGTCCTTAAAGTTAATAACCCACTCGGAAAAACTGCGCTCTTCCTCTGTTGCTAACTCCCTGTAAGCCTTGGGGATGTACACCCCGAAATTAAACTTTTTGTCCATAATTGATACGTTTTAAAAATTAATACTATATGTTGATAGGGTTAACTTCGCCCATACAGGAGGGAATGACTCAACGCGGACGCCGACATATTTCCTCTCCCCCCAAAACTTAAATTTTGTGCGCGTTAAGCAGGCTTAATGTCAGCAGGGGCGAGGGTTCTGGCTGTTTTTTAAGGAGGGCACCGAAAAGTTTTTTGAGCGCAGCGCCCCCTTGGGGCAAAAAAGTTTTTGGGAGGAGCCTTCAAAAACTGCCAGGTTCATCGTCACAGCTGACAGAAAGACTGTAGCTTTGCACAGAATTTGTGTTTTGGGGGGAGAGGAAATAAAAACAGTAACTTCAGGGATTGATTGAGTATCAATCCCGTCCATTCAGCCCATGTAGGAAACGAAACCGGAATCTACATTAATCGTCACATCCTGCATGTGCAGTTCCACACCGATGCAGAGGGTATCGAAGGCATCAGAGCCGTCGGTACGATACTCCAGCTTGTCTTCTTCAGTCTCAGCCTCTTTCTCAGCCCGTTTATCCTTCTTATTCATATAGACGCCAGCCGTCTCGATCGACAACAGCAGGGCCTCATTGTTATCGCGGTTGATCAGCACCTGGTGATCGGCACGGCCCACGAACATACGATTAATCAGCTGACATTTCACATCATGTTCCTTTGCACGACCGATATACACCTCATCGACCAGCCAGCCATGAGAAGACAGCTCGGAACTGATAAACGAATAAAAATCCCTATTCTGGCTGACCGCATAACCATTACCGACAAACGTATGATCGAAGAAAAACACCAGGGCTTTAGTCTTGTGATACTTGTAATACTCGCAGAAGTCATCACACAGGGCCTCGAGTTTCCTATCATACTTCACATAAAAAGACTTGATCACTCTCAGCTTCCCATCGTTCCCAAGCTGACCAACCACCATCCAGTTGATATTATCGTTAGCATCGAAAGCACACATCAGCGGTGCTTCAGGATCCAGGTCGGCATCATTCCTGCAGTCATTCTCAGCAATAGAGCCATCGCCCAGGTTGGCCAGGGACAGACGGGAGGTATTCGGGGCCGTATAGAGGTTCACATCCTCACGCATGGCGCCATAGAAACCATCGTAGGCAATTGTGATCCTCTTGCACATGATCGACGTGGCAAACACCAGCGGGGGAAGTTCACGCTTCATACGACGGATAAAATCCTCACCCAGTACCGCAAGGTTATAGATTGAAGGACGCTCCAGATACAGATAGGCTTGTTTTCGGAAGAAAGCCAGCTGCTGGTTGATCCTCGACAGTTCCTTCAGGTAATGATCGTAGCGCTCCGGATGATCTTTCATGCGCTGCTTCACCTGCCACTGGTAATACACCAGGCCCTCGATGATCTTAATTAGCTCAGAGTCCATCAGTTTCTCGTACTGCAGAAACCAGGATCCCTTCTTTGTGACAGGCATATCGCAGGTTACCGTGATACCATGGTGCAGCGGACATTTACCGAAAAACATCTCATTACCACGGTTGGTCTGAAACGTCTCGTTCTTTAGCTTCTCATAGTCCACGTACTTCGCCTCGTCGATCAGGAGATGATCGAGAGACATACCATTGGATGCACCCTCACGGTCCTGCGTGATGATCTGGCATACGGATCCATTATAGAACCCGATGACATTCTCCCAGTTCTGAGGTGTGAAGATGGGATCCTTCCAGTGTAGGGCCTTCCACGGTTTCTTGCCGACAGTATAGTGCACATCGCGTTTGAAACCCCATCGTTCCCAGTGAACCAGGAGCGACGGTAGCGTGGATATCAGACATTTCTTATAGGAAGGCGACACGAAACCCGTCGTAGAACCAGGCATCTGTTGGAACACCTGTATCTGACGGGTAGCGTCGATCAATCCCTTTCCGGTACCACGTCCCATGACCGCGATCAGGTTACGCGGCATCAGCATCAGGGGATACAGCTGCGCATCATTGAAGTACTGTTTCTGCGTCGTAGACATAAACGGGCGGGACGAAAAGGGTTGTTAGGGTTTCTCGATCAGATCATCTATATTACCAGGACTCGGAGCAGTCTCATTATCGGTCGCCGGAATCTCAACAAATTCCGCGAACTCTGCTTCAGCATCATATTTCTTGATGTATTTCTTAATGCGGCCACGCAGATCTGGAATTTTCTTGATACCGATGACCGAAGGATCATCAGTGGCCACGATCTCGAGAGGCACGATTTTATCAAACGCCAGATCAGGCGTATCCTCCTTATCCGTCAGATTGTTCTTGATGAGATTTTTCTGCATCGAGGCGACGGCACGGTGTTCGCCGTCACGTTTTGCAGCCTTGCGATCCTCCTCGATCATCTGGTTAATACGCCATCTCCAGAACTTCTTAGAAGACTCCTGGAGATTACCCACGATGATCTTTACACAATGGACATCATCATACGCCTGGCTCTCGCTGACCTTGAAAAACGCCATATCATACTCCACGAGGTCACGTGGAGACTTAGAAGAAAACCGGCACCAGTAAGTGTAGAGTGCCCGGAACCGGATAACCCGCTCGATCGTCTGAGCAGGCACATGCTCCTCCTGCAGCTGGTTTTCGTCAAGCGCCAACCAACCCTGGTATTTATCAAGATCAGTGGGAACACTCATAAATCGTTCAACATATTACGAAGATGGTTCCTAAGCGCATCAGCGGCGGAAGGTGAGCCGGCACGAGCCAACTCGATATCCCTTTCGCGGATCTCGAGGGCGGCTTTTGCCATGCCCGCATAAAAAGCCTTATGCACAGGGCTAAACTCAGAAGCAATCTCATCGCGGAGGTTATTAATCGGCAACTCCAAAAGGGCGCCAATCTCCGAAACAGGCGTCAGTTTGCTCGCCAGTTCCTTGATCTTTTCTAATAAGTCCGTTGAATAATCCATTAAGCTGAATAGAATTATCATCCACCAAATCCTTAAAACCAGAATACTGTTGGAGGAACACCTCTTGGTCGGTAGTGATGATAGTACACTCCGCCCGGTCGCCGTAGGTCTGGTTCTGCGAAGAGATGACAGTCACCAGATGAGAGTCATTCTGCACCAGCACCACCTTAGAGTGGTTCATGGACAGATAGACAGAATCAAAGCAACACTGCATCTCACGATAGAGTTTCACCGTCTTATACGAAGCCTTCAGGTCCGCCAGCAATACTGAGTGGCCGATCAGATCCTTTTTCCTGAGGTTATAGAAACCCCGGAGGAACGCATCAGACGTAGAGAACGTAGATACATACACATCAGCACGCCCGGTTTGTTTCAGGATCCAGTCCAGTAAACCGAGCGTGTGGAGACCTTTACCCAAGAAACTCTGCAGAGGACACTTGGATAAAGGACTAAGAAGTTTATTCAGATCCTTCCCCCTCGGCATTGTCAGTAGGAAGATCAAGAGAGATATCACATGCAGTCAAATCAGCCTTACGCTGATCAGTGAGAGACACACCCAACCTGAGCAGTGTGAAGACTCGGTTCTGAATCTTCTCACGCAGACTCTCCAGTTTCTCAGCATCCGTAAAGTCCGGATCCTTGGCGGCAGCCACCAGATCCATAAGCACAGGCAGGCTCCGGCTGATATACGACTGGGCGTAGTCGATATCCTGCTGATCCTTTTCAGACAGCGCAGGCTTCTCCAGCTTCAAGGGCTCAGCAGCACCACCAGCCTTGAAGTCATCATACCGACACATCTCATCCTTGTATTTATACCAGGACTCCTTCAGCAGCTGCAGATGCTCGAAGCGGTCGCATGGCGCATTCAGGGAAAGCAGGAGGTTATACGTCTCCTTGATCTTCTTCCAACGCTCAGCATTGGCAGGCCAGATAGCCTTGATATCATCAGGCAGGGAGTCGTGATCAGGGCGCATACCCTTTACGACGACACAGCCCGTATCACCATCGCCATCAGCCTCCTGGACAACAGGGACCTCCCCGTCAGCGGCACCGCCAGCAGCATCGATTGCAACCTTCACCTGAGGCACGATCTCCTTATCCAGATTTTCAATATCCTGAATCGTGTAACCCTGCAAACGATAATTCAGATGTTTGGAAATCTCATATTCCAGTTTCTTGACACCAACTTTCGGGTTGCGGCAGATACGTTCATAGAGGCCACGGTTGCGGTTCACGCGCAACAGCAGTTCTGCACCCTTCTTGATACTCTCTTCATTGGAATGGTCGCCACGAAGCCAGGCCACCATTGCTTCAGTTATTTTTGGATCATAATTAGCCATACTATTAAACTTTAAAACGGGACGGCAGAGAAGAACTCCAGCCATCCCGCACCTTTTTACCAATAAACTAATAAACCTAAAAATTGAATATGAAGAATCTATCCTAGTCTTCAACTTTGTCCCCCGGTTTGTCACTAACGATCGTATCCGTCTTGCCGCTGATCACACCATCCTCGGTCTCAAAGGTACCTTCGTAGAACGGGGCGGGGTTGATATCAGACACAGATGCAGTGACAGTAGTCTGGCTGGAGTCAGTCACCGCCTTACCTGCATTCTGGCCCAACTCCACCTGAACGCGGAACATCTCATTACCAATCACACGGATTGCGCCATCGCGCTGCGGGTAAAGGATCACAACATCGTCGTTGTTGAGTTTGGAAACAAGACCAGTCACCTTCTTCTGGGTACCAGGCAGAACGGCGGCGATCTTATTCAGGAACGATTTAGCGCCCTCATTACCCTGAGACTCACAAGTAGGCTCAGACTCGCCCTCAACGAGGTCGACCTTCACGAACTTAGTACCCTCAGCGAGTACAAAGTTATCCTTGATGACAGCCACATCCTCGAGTTTCTCAGCAGAATCACCCTGCACCTTAGGGAAAGTGAGGATGTTCATGCGGCGAACCAAGTACATGTGCGGACGGACACCGGGGAGCGAAGCGCTGCCCTGGCAGAACAGTACGTCCTCGTACAAATCCTTATCAGTAGTACATTTGTTAGCCATATCTTTACACAATTAAAAAATTACCAAGCAGTATACTTTGTGTTAGCCTTACGAGCCACACAGAGCATTTCCTTATTAATAGAGAGGTACTGCAGACCGAAGAAAAGGTTGGAGATGAAGTCCACGTCGTAGTGAGAAGTCAGAGAATCCTTCACCTCGAAGCCCTCATCAGAAGTCTCCTGGTTCCAGAGTGTCAGGATGTTGTTCTTAGAAGTCAAACAAAGATAATTCTCAGGCACATTGCCCAGGGCCACGAACTCAATATTCTGCTTACCGTCGAGGTGAGCCTTATTAAACTGAGTATTGTAGGGAAGGGCACCATGGTTCATCTGATAGCAGACCTCATAGAGATGCTTCGTGCGGTCGCTCATGAAGAGCTTCAGGCCGTGAGCGTCACGGAGTTTCTTATTGACACCACCCCAAGTAGAGTTGGCAGCCTCAGAACCCCAGATAAACTCATTGAGGACATCCTCAGCATTCTCAGCAGTGATCTTCTCCGGCAGGATATACAGGTTCTGCTCCACGGCGCTCATAGTCCCGGCAGCAATCTCAGCATCCTCGATAGCGCAGAAACCGTTGAACCACTTCATGGTCAGAGAAGTGTCCTCCTCATCATGCTTAGCAGTCCACAGGTAATCATACATATGCTCACCGATCTGGGCAGCGATATAAGCACAGATACGCTTCGTCCAGGGCTGATTCTTCTGAGCAGAAGGATTTACCAGGTCACTACCCCAGAGGGTTTTATACAGACTAACAGGATCGATAGGCTCGATACAGTTACCAAGGAAGGTCTCCAAAGTGCGCTGCTTGATATCAGTGGCACCATCACCCTTCTTATACTTATCGAAGTTACCCATCTGGAACTTACCGCCCAATTCGTGCACGTGTTCCTTATAACGGATACCAGTGCGCATGCCCATATGCTGAGTAGCGTCACGCAGTGCGAACATCGGCATGGTGATGAGCTCAGTACGATACTTCTGAGCAGACTCCTGAAGAGCCTCAGGTGTGAAAGTCGTCTTAGGATCTTTCACGGGCTGCACCTTAGGTGTAGCAGCGGGAGTAATATGATCAGCCATAATTACAGAGCGTTTTCGATAGATTTAAACAACTCAGCAGCGCCGTTGAGACCCTGTTCGTCCACAACCTCGCCACCATTACCACTCTCACCAGGACCTTCCTTGAGGTTCTTGATCTCCTCATCTTTGGAAGCGATCGAACTCTTCAGCTTATCGATCTCAGCCTTCATCTTGTCAATGGTAGTCTTGGCTGCCTTGCAAGCATCATCCTGAGATTTCAGCTGATCATCAATCTTCTTCATCTGGTCCTGAGTCAGGACGATATCGCCCTGCTCGTTGGGCTGGAAGCCATCCTTGATAGCCAGCAGCGCCATTGTACTTGCGAAGATTTTAATCATTTTACTATCTTGATTGTTGGCGAAAGAGTTTTTGAGCCCCTTCAGCAACTCCATCGCCTTTTGGAGTACGCCAGCTGGTGTTTCCTCGCCCGACTCAGGATTGAATCCGGAGGGGAGAGGAGGGAGACCCATTTCATTAATAATAGAATTCGTAATCTTGTTAGAAGCGGCGCCTTCGATCTTCTCGGCATCGATCACCTCATCGACGATACCGAACTCAACCGCATCTGCAGCCTTGATCCAAGCGGCCACCTTCATCTTAGCCTTGACATCTTCGATGGATTTACCGTTGCGGTCGGCGTAGATCTGTGCCAGAACATCGTCGATGGTAGAAAGCTGGTCGCGCTGGAACTTCAGGCGCTTTATACACTCATCGATCTGCTCCTTGTTCTTCGAGCCCCACTCATCGATCCAGTTCATGGAATTATGGATGAGGATCAAAGCGTTCTTAGCCATCTTGATCGACTTGGCACCCATAGCCATGAATGTAGCAGCAGAGGCAGACATGCCGAGAAACTCGACAGTCACATCCCCATGGTTTTTGAAGAGCTCGTAAATCTGCAGGCCAGTATCAACGAAGCCACCTAAGGAAGAGATGGCGACAGTAACGGGCTTGCCTTTGGAATTATCAAGCACGTATTTAACATAGCCGGCAGAGATACTCCAGCCGACTGTGCCAGTCAAATAAAGGTCATATTTCTTCATTTCCACCTTTGTTTTCGGCAAAGGTAGATATATATATAATGTATTAAAACAACTCTAAAACCCTAAAATTCGGTGGTTTGTGACTTATTAGACCAAGAAACAGACACCTCCCAAAGCTGGCTATCCGAAAGATTGTCAGGAAGCAATTTAGAAGAAACCGTGACAGGATAAGGTCTATCTTTGGTACCAAGCATCAGCCATTTGCCTGTGGCCAACTTCAGCACATAAGCCCAATGACCATCAACCCGAAGATCCTGGCAGGACCGAAAATCAAGTTTATACTCCCACAGAACGTTTTTATCCACCACCTTATTATTAATAGAGAGTTTGGCGGGCACTATGGTATTCAGTTCTGGCCCAAAATCAAAATACGGGTCTGTATCCACTCTATCAACATCCGCACACTGTACGCGGTACACCGCAATGACATTACTGATCATATCTAAAAATAAATAAATAGTTCTTAACTGTACATAAACGACGCAAACGACGGCTTTGAACAAAACCAACCCTTTTGATGGTACTTTTTTTAGTTAAAGAAATAAAAAATCACGATTTTCGTTTTCTTCTCTTACTTCTGAGGTCGATACCATGGTTATTGAACCTAACCTTCTCGCGGTAGTACCTCATCCGGATTGTGTCGGCATAATCGATATCGATACCATGCATCTCACACCAGGCATACGCGGCAGACTGGAGTTTCGTGTCATCGCCGCACATCTCACTCATCTCATTCCAGAGATTCGTCAGGAAGATCGACTCAATATGTTCCTCAATCAGTTTCTTTCCATGACTGGAGACGAAATTAAAGCAGGCAGGATCCTTTTGTTTAGAATAAGGGATACAGATGGCGGTCAGACCTTCGGCAGCCGTCTCAGGGGCAGCACCTTTATGACGTCTCTGGAGTACACTGATAATTCTGGCATTAGACACAGAATGATCATCAAAACGGACAGGATCCCCGAAACTATGGATGAGGTACTGTCTGATAAAAGGTTTCAGTTTGAGGTATATCACGAAATCGCTCATATTCATTGGTTTTGGGTGCAAAGATAAACAATATCAATTAGAAAACAAACGAATTTGGTAGAAATCAACTTTATCTGGTATAACTTTTTTCTATTTTGTGGATTTTCAGCCATTTTTTCTGTATTTTCTGTATTTCAATGTATCAGTCACTCTGAAAAGCCGATATACAGGGCGTTTTAGAGTGACTGATCACATACAAAACGATGTGTAAAGCGGTTTGTATCCCCCATTCCCCACTGTATATGGCCGAAAAGGCCGAGGTTTCGCGTTAAAATTTGTAAACGAGGTTTTCACATCCTTTATACAAATATACAGATTATTTCTTCAAAATACAGATTAATTTTGTATATCTGTATTTACAGAAAAAGGCTAAAACACCGATAAACACAAGACTTTTTCACGTTTCGCAAATTGAATTATACAGATATACAGATAAAATGCACATTTAGAGAGAGGGGAAGGGGGAGAGGAAAACCAGCAGACCGTGTATGATACCCACAAAAAAGGTGGCCACCGCATCCGTATAAGGGATGTTGGTGACCACTCAAACAGGCACCCCAAAAGGGATCAGAAAAGAAATGCTATTTAGCTCCAGGACCCCAGATATCCTGCATAGCTTGTTTCAGACGGGCTTCCTCGTCTCTGGTACGAAGGTGTATCATTTCCGTCTGCACCCTATCGTTGATGGTAGGATCAAAGATGTTTGCAATGTTACGTCCCTGCGTATTCAGGACATCCTGCGGATTGAGGGCATAGATCCAAGGGGCCCATTTCGCGAAGGCCTTCAGTCGAACCGTAAAGCGTTTCATGGCATCCTTGGTACCAGGACAGTCCTTCAGATAAGTCTCATAGACACATTTGCGCACCAGCTGCTTGTTGACGTTAGGTCCATCAGGCGCAAAGTAAGTAGAAGCCCATTCCTCGAATTGAGGCCCCATCTCCGTCTTCAGTTTTCGTTGGATGATATTTTGCATCGGCGGTAGCATCTTCACCGGCTTCATGGCCAGGGACAGGTAGAACTGTTCGCATTGCATGAGCAGGTTCAGGTCAGCGTTCCATTCATCCTCCGTATAGAAAGAGTCGAAGAGGTTCTTCTGGAAGTCGTCATGGATAGTCCGGCTCTCCTGGTAGTCGAAAGGATTCTCTGCAGTGCGCTGGTGGTAGTAGTCGGAGAAAGTCACATAGAGCATACGGGCATCACTGGAGGCATCAAAATCACCAGGCACGTAATTGGTCGAGAACAAGAACTTAGGAGATTCAGAGAAAGGAATAGTATAAGGGGTGAGGCCTTTAGGGTTGACGCGCATATCGCCGCTGATCAGGTTGTAGAAGTCCTTGATGGAAGTAAACTGGTTGATATCCTCCACACGCACCAAACGGGTGTAACGGGTGACATCAGAAAGGGCGTGCGTATCTTTCTGCAGATCCAGGACCTTACCATCGAGCGTAGTTATATCGAGGTGAAGCAACTGCTTCAGGGCCTCAGTGAAGAAAGACTTACCAGAACGGCCATTGGCTTCATTCGTCTCGGCGATGCGGTTATCCATCAGGAACGCCGCCCAGGTACGAGAAGGGCTCTTATAGGCATGCAGCAGGTAACCCAAGGTGAAGAGTTTGTTAACCAGGCATTGTGCCTGTTCCTCGCGCTGCTGTTCCGACAGGATATCACCGGCGATCTCGAAGGGGTGAAGCTCATGGTAGGCGCGCTGGGCATCAGGGCTGCCCGGGAACTGTTCTTCGATCTCCTGGCGCCAGTACAGGCGTGAGGTATTGATGAGATAGCCGAACAGATGACTAGACTTTGAATCCGTAATCTCAAGCTTGAATTTAGGTGTCTGGCCGTCGCTCATGGTCTCTCCAGGGACCCACTCCACCCGGAACATAGGCGGAAGCTTGCGGAAGTCATGCGGGATAACAGTCTGACTCCACACGCAAGTTTCCAGGGAATGATCACGATATAGATGCAGCTCATAGTCCTCACCATGGCAGTGTACCAGGCCGTTCTGGAAATAGAAATCCTGCGTGCGAGCCGTATAAGACGTGAAGTCAGGATCAATAGAAGGCAGTGCAGACAGATAGGCAGACGTGAAAGCAACATCCGTAACGATCAAGTTTCTGACAGCATGCTCCAGACGAATAAGCGTGTCCTGCCTAAGATTCTCTGCAGGGCAATCAGGATCCTTTTCTCCAGAAGCCCATCGACGTACGAAGTCACGAACATCGCGCGGTTTCTTCTTATAAACGATGTTATCCTTAACCCTGACTAACTGAGGTTCGTTCTCGTTCTCGTCATGCAGGATATAGAAGCCATTGAGACGGAGGAACTGATGCAGGCAGGTGGCATCGATCTTATGTCTACGCTCGCCACTCTTTTCAGAGGTCTTCGTTACCCAGAACTTCGCTTCTACGGCACGATCCATCAGGTCGAAGTAGTCAGCCATGGTTGGGAAATACTGGCACCAGTCACGGAAATCCTTTGAAGGTCTGCCGCGATTATCCTTCATCTCCTTCAGGCTCTCCGGCAGCCAGCAGGTCTTCATCTCCATATACTTAAGAGCCTGGGCAGCCCCCCTACTAACACCAGTAGCATCCAGATCAGGGATATTCACCAGTTCACCTGCATAGCGGATGATGGACAGGTAATCCTGTTGGTCGAGTCTAGCCGTCTCAGAATTGAGCCATACGGGGCAGTCGCCACGGGCAGCCACACAAAGGGCGTCACGCTCACCAGAGCAGAGGACAGCCCGATAATATCGAGTCACGCCACGATCGACTTCAGGGCGAGGGATATCACAGAGTTTCTTTGTCTGCCATTCCTCATCATTGTCGCGTTTCTCATTGTTCAGCAGCTCATGAGCCTTGCGAAGTTCTGCCAGACCATTGATATAATTGGCAGGCTTCGCCCCTTCAGGGAAGTACATAAATCGCCATTTCTTATCAGGCTCATATGGACGATACACCTTATAGAAACGGTCAGGTTTACCAGTAGCAGGATGATCGATAAAGCATTCACGCAGGAAGATAGGAAAAGACTCGTTGCTATGGAACTCCTTGATCCGACGATCCTTCACCTTACCCAACCACTCCAGGGCATGCCAGTGGAGGCGTTCGCAAGTGTCACGAGTCACCAAGGGGCCGAGGATTTTCAGTTCCCTGTCCGTGAACTCACGGATCTCGTAGCACCACTGCCCCTCTTGCTCATCTTCATTAGCGGCGCGCTCCACCACACGGGCGAAGTTTTTATCCGGAGAGAGCTCATCTCTAATACCGAACTCCTGGGCGATGGCCAGCACAGCAGCACCGAAGCGAGAACGGTCCCAGTTATGAACACGCATCCAAGCATCGATGGCGTTCAGATCCTCATCGTCACCGCCAAAGTCATGCACTACCCAGAGACCGGCACCGTTCTTACGGATCGTAGCAGAAGCCGTCTTCTCAGAAAGTCGCATCTTGAACTGTTTATTTTTGTTGTCCACACAGTCCTTGGCCTGTGGGTAGAGGTCTAAAAGGATGTCGAGGCCATCACGGGTCTCGTCCATCAAACGTTGTTTATCAATCATATCTTAGCCATTTCTTTTCGAACGCAAATGTAGGACAAAATCCTACGCTAACAAAATACTAAGGAGGCTGGGACAATATTACCCCCCCCATCCGGGAACTTCAGCCATTCTTCCTCGTAGGGGAAGGGCTTGATCCTAATGTATTTGAATGGGCGACCCCGTGCTGGAGAGTTCAGCATCTCCTTTTTTTTATTGATGGCAGTGCTAGGAGACAGAGGGTTAGATATTCGCTCCCTCAACCCATTCAGCTTGTTAATGCCTGTAACTACATACTTCATTACTCAATCATTAATATGAAAGGTTTATAACCAGCCTTTTCGCATGCCTTATTGATGGCATTCTCGGCCAGTTTGGTAGAAGAAAAATACTTTGGGAGCTTCACCTTAATGCTACCCTTGATGTAGAAAACCCAGAACCACAGGAAGCGATGTCTTTCCTCCACCATATAGCGGTTCTTAGCCTTCTTACGAATACGGAAAAAAATAGTTTTTTGTTTCATAATCCTAATGATTTCATTATCTCGAGGTCTTTTTCAAGAGCTTTTATTTTTTGATCTTTCTCTTTTAATTCCCTAAATAACCGACAGAACTGGCGTTCCATCCTGACCACCCATTTTGTACGAGGATACGGTTTATACCACCATGGAATGAATGGCTTACCTTCATCCATGTCCATTCTCATATGTTTTGCAGCCTTCTTCATCTTGCGAGGCAAACACGGTTTACCCTTTTTCATAACTGTAGCCACACTCGATCTATATTCTTTATTCCCCAATCTTCACGAGCCTTATAATATGACTTTTCAGGAGACACTTCAATGTTTCCCTGGTTTACTTTCCTGTCAAATTCTAACGACAGGAAGTCAACTCCATGAAAAAACTCCTGGAACAAGAATTTCTTTTTGTTTGCTAGGGCAAAATCATATTCGATTCTGGCACCATCTGATTCTTTATAATCTTTCAGTAAATAGATACCATCACAGAATGAAAGCGCATCGAGGTCGAGCTTCAGGATCTCCTGGTACCAATCCGTTTTCTTACCCTGCATCTTAGCCTCTCTCACTTTTTCATCAGCGAGCTTACCATAACCGCTTGTGGTAGGATTGAACACTTCATAGCCTGCTGCTAACAGTCGATCTTCAGCCTCTTTAAACTTGGCGAGAGTAGCCGGACTTGGCTTCTCTTCGCCGATTTTTCCTGCAATATAATACTTCATCGATCCAATATTTTTAAATAGAAACTATCTATAAACTCATCCTGTATTTCTTCACATAGACATGCGACATTCTCAGTACATTGACTGTCCATCTTACAAAAACTACACATATCATGAAGCGTATTGTCAAACGGAACGGCCAGCAGTGTATGATTATCAAACCAAAAAGGCTTTCCCTGCTCGATGGCGTTTAATATTTCTTGAGTCATACTTTTCTTCTTCTTACTTCAATAGTTACAGTCCAAGGCTTTGTTTTTAGCCTGTACCTTAATCTAGCGGACTGGGCATTACATTCTTCTGCCTGACGAATCATTTCAGGAATAGTTTCACCATTATCCATCACTTCCCTCATCTTCCTTATCATAGGAAGATTAAGATGTATATATCTTCTTTTCATTGTTTTGTGTTAATTTTCCTATTTTTAGTCTTATACTCCTTATCATTTTCATGTTAAGAGCTGCCTCACTAGTACATGTTTCATTCTCTAATTTCAATTGCTTTACTGAGCATCCACAATTTGTATGAACGGTTCTGGTCCTACAGGACTGTCTGTGATTTAGATATTGTTGGTACCATACCGGATTCTTCCTTGCACGAGTGCTAATCTCATTCTTTGCTTCAGCCATGTTAAATGTTTCATACGGCTCCAGGAACAAAGGGCCTGTAACCGTATATTTCCAATGAATATACGCATTCTTATAATGCGGCTCACGGCTAATCTGATGGCCCTTGTAGCCAATGGTTTTCTTTTTGCTGTCCATTATTTTTTCCCTTTCATAAGTTTTATGTATTTCAATACTTCATCATAATAACATGCAATATAAACATATCATTAAAACTATCATACATGCCAAGAGAATCAATCGGAGTATTTTTCGTTTTCTTCGCTGTCTCCTTATTTTTTCAAATTTCCGCAAATAATTACCCAAGTCGACAAAACAATGATAAGGCCTGTAGATGCTTTTAGATAAGACATCAAAAGAATCCGCCATATCCTGCATGGCATTTTTCATATCATCCAAATCTTTACGGTTATTCATCATTTTTTTTATTTATTTATTTCAAAAGGAGGGTTGATAATAGCAGAACTATAATCAAACAATCCTGGATTATAATTATAATTATACACAAGAACCTCATATTTCCTGCGTGGTTTATGAACCAGTGCAGGTATCATACTGTTGAACTCAATGGTTTTTTTCTTCCAGTTGTTTTCTTTTATGTAATTATTCAGAATATCACAGTCGAAATGTGACAGAATGAATTTCCCTTTGATTTTAGAAAGAGTTTCTAGCAGCTGAAGGAAGTCAACAGCTTTGTATCCTTTATAATGTTTCTGTTCTGCGCCAATGTATGGAGGATCAAGATAAAAGAAAGTATCTGGAGTGTCTCTCTGGCATATTACTTCAAGAGCATCTGAACATGAGATTTGAGTGGTGGCCAGACGCTCGTGGATTTTTGCAGTAAATAATTTCCTATGGTTGTCTAGTCCTATACCTATATGTGACCCACCAGTACCGTTATCTCTTTTCCAACCGCCCCTTGGTGTAGCCATAATGCTCATGTTCGTCATTACCCATACAGCCCAAGCCCTATCAATCTTACTGTAATATCTCGGAGAATTATATATATTTCGAGCACGAATGAACTCTTTTTCACTATGTAATGTATGTTGAATCTTGAACTGGAGTTCACTGAAGTTATCTACGCATTGATGATAGAAGTTGATCAATAATTCATTCTTATCATTGATAACTTCCAGGAATGATTTTCCTTTTGCAAAGAAAACGGCGCCACCGCCAAAGAATGGCTCACAATAGATTCTGTGTCTTGGCATCATTGCCAAGATCTCAGGCACCATCTTTTGTTTACCGCCATAATAAGTTATAGGCGTCTTACACATTTTTCTATTTTTTTAACTCAATGACTATTTCCCTATACTTCAGCGTGGGGCGCAGACTGTAAATATACTTTAGAATGTCCTGTGGAGTGATTTTGAAGATCTTTCCTACTGGCATTTTCATTGTGCAAATAAAACGGTTTGTACGTTCGTCTGCGATATCGAACGTAAGTATTCCGTTTGAAATGGGGGGGGTAATATTTAAACTCTTCATATTCTATATAATTACATCGAATTTTGAATCACGCTCGTATGGAAGATAAGCCAGGTTATATTCGCTTACGCAATCCTCCTGTCCTTCAATGATGGTGAAGACATAGGCTCTGCCCATCTCATCCCATTTCACGTAGTTAAGGTCTCCGAATATGCCATAGAAGCAATTGTGATCATGATCTATCTGCAGCAATTCGCCACCAAGATCCTTAACGGCCTGCTCAATCTCCTTTGTTCTCATTTTTATATTTATAATTTGGTTTATTAAAAACCTGCGGGCTTCACAGACGGCAGGGACGTATCAATTAAAAATCTTTGACATGTATCGCAAACCGCTGTTTGCTGCATTTGCAGTTTAACGCTATTTATTAAAACGTATATAATCTAAAAATTCTAATCAACCATCTTGGATGCGGTAACTTCAGCCGTTTGCATGCACTCCGGATCTGCTCCTTGCAGGTCTTTTCAGCCTTACCAAGATGTTCAGCAATCTCACCAGGTAGATATCCCTTTGCATATAGATTCACAACTTTCTGCTCTTCAGCAGGAAGTCCAAGGTTTGCTACAGGTTTACAGATTATACCTTCATCTTTGCAGATTCCTCTAAGGGGGCACTTAACCTCTTCGAAGTGGAACATACCATCCTCGATATCGCTATAGAGGAAATCTGCATCACCGAAGTTACACCGGATGAAACGGTCAACAATCCTATATTCAAAATAGTGTTTATTGGCCTTTGAGTCTGCTGCCCATTCCATCAATCTTTTAAGGGAGTCAGGGAAAAAGCGTTGCATATTATCCAGCATGAACATGATTTCCTCACGATCAGATGGAGTAAGCTGTTTACCAACACCATTCCTCCTGATGCAAGTCTGACCGTTAATGATGTAGAACTCTACTGCTTCCATAAGCCATCCATAATAATAGGTGAAACAACCGTCAATTCAATCTCGGAGAACTCGGTACGACCCGTCAAACGGTTCCAGACAGAATTGTACGTCCATCCAAACTTGTACATCAGATAACCAACGAGCTTGTTTCTCTCCCGATTATCCAATTTCTTGTAATAGGCCTGAAGACCTAAATTCTGATTTTCTACCTTTTTCGTTTGCATATATCGTAATTATTTCGTAATTTTGCGGCAAAGGTACGAAATAAAAATATAATTTTCAAACGTTTTTGGTAGATTTTTAAACGAAAATGGTATATTTAGACAAATTCTAAACTGTTTATGGTCTAATTTCTACCATTTATGGTATAATACAAATACTCAATATAATGCAGATCACAAAGGATTGGATAGAAGAATTATCGCGGAAATATGGTAAGAGACCAAAAGAGGTACGCGATGCTTTATGGCCTGATTCACAAGGGAAAAGTTTGAAATACCTGGATACAGTGAAGAACCTAGGTATCGATAAGGCCATCATAATAGCAGATGTCATCGGATGTTCAACTGATGAACTTTTAAGAAGAAGTTTTCCTGTTACTCCACTAGTAGCCGGCAATCATAATCAGGTGGGAAACGTTAATATCACTAATGATCCGGAATCCCTGCAGCAGATTATAGCTGCTCAGAAACAGATTATCGACCATCAGGAGGCTGAAATTAAGCGCATGGTGATAAATACCAAGGAACAGCTGAAGGTCAAAGACCAACAGATTTCGGAATTGGGAAGTCGCATTGATAGATTGATTGAACTTGCACAAAACAGTGGGAATCAATGAATTATTTTTTTTGTTCCTGCCTGAAAACTCGGACAGTTTTCGGACAGTAACCAGTCAAAAATCACCTAAAACAGCACCAGAAACATGCGATTTTAGGGCTTTTCAAGCGTCTCTTCAAATCGCCTCATCCCGACTTTTGAAAACCTTACAGCAGGATAAGTGGCTAAACGTCAGCCACTTATTTCCTTTTAGGAGACAGTCACAACCAGGTCGGTCGGACAGAACTCGGACAGGAATTCTGCGCAAAGGTAATGGAAAAATGTTGAATGGTGCTCGTTTCAAACAAAGAAATGAGTAAAAAAAACAATTTTTCACGTTTCAGCCCCTCTAATAATGAAATAAAGGGTTATACCGATCCCCAGCTGGTGATTGGTAAGGAGACTTACGTTTTCTTCTACGCTTTTGATCCTGTGTCGGGATTAAGAAAGCGAAAGAAGTACATGCTTGGTCGTTGTAAAACAAAACGGGAAGTCCTCCGGAGAAGTAGGGATATGATCAAGAACATCACTCGCAAACTCGAGTCCGGATGGAACCCATGGATAGAAGTCTCCGATGCTCTCACCTACACCTCCTTCAGTAGCGTAGCAGATTTCTACCACGATTACCTCTATAAGCGGTTGAACGATCGTTCACTGCGCGAGGATACAGTTGTCAGCTATATCAGTTACCTCAAGATCTTCAGGGAATGGATTGAAGAAAAGGGCGAGGTTATCTACATGTTCCAGATGGATCACCTCGTAGTATCCCAGTTCCTGGACTATGTTTATATTGAGCGCAATAACAGTTTCATCACCCGTAATAATTATCTCGGTTGGCTCAGGAGCTTTTGCACCTATCTACTGGAACGTGGTTATATTAATCTGGATCCTTGTGCCCGTTTCTCAAATATTAAGATCAAAGGTTACGCCAAGGAGCGCACAGTTATCCCCGATCATGTTATGATAAAGATCAGGGAGTACCTGCAGCAGCATAACCGGCATTTCCTTTTAGCCTGTTATCTGACTCATTACATGTGTATCCGGCCAAAGGAACTCTCGCGCATGCGCGTGGGCGATATTAATATAGGTGCCTGCACTATCACACTGACGGGCAACCAGACAAAGAACCATGACAGTGTGACGATCACCATGCCTCAGAAGGTGGCCAGGTTAATGATCGACCTCGATATATTCAGCGCCCATGGGCGCTGTTACCTCTTCAGTGACGGATTCAGACCAGGCGAGAAACAACACTCGGAGAAGCATTTCCGGGACTACTGGACGAAGCATCTCAGGAAAGATCTTGGCTTTTCGACGAAGTACGTCTATTATTCCCTGAAGGATACAGGCATCACCAATATGCTTCGGAAGGGCGTAGACCCGATATCCGTCAGAGACCAGGCGCGGCACTCATCGCTGGCCATCACCAACACTTATACACCGCTGGAACTGAAGGCGGCCAACCCGCTGATGCTTAAATATGACGGGGTATTATGAAATAAGCAGGTCGGAACCTGCTTAATTCACAAAACCTCGTAGAAGTATCCTGTTTTCAGGGGGTCTATACCATTCCCATTCACAGCCATGTCAATATGAGAGACGATGAACCGTTTACCGCAGAACTGATAGATCTTCTTAGGATCAGGCTTGCCGTAATAAACGAACTTCACGCAGATCTCATTGTTTCCATTGACATTCCTTTTTATTTTCATGCCAGGATTATGGAACTGACCGATAGAAGTCATATTAGAGGATGGAACCAGGGACATAGAATAGTGCGGACTGTTTTTATATAAGTTATCGATACGAAAATCCGTCATGGGAACAGGCATAACGATCACAGAAGGCTCATCTGGCATATCCAGTTCAAAATCCAACCTTTCGACAAACTCCAGGCTGCCATAGTACCTGTAAGTAAGACCATCAACGAAAAACACCTCAATAGTGCTGTTGTCGCTTTCAGACTCAGGACCCGACTCACCATTCTCCAAAACCTCTTGCACGGTTATATATTCCACATCCTTCTCGGCGCTGGAGCCAAAGTATTCGACCTCCGTCTGATTCTGGCAATTCACATTGACGATCATACCCTCGAAACTATGAACCATATTAGGGAAATTTCCAACCTCAAGTTTAAGATTCCAGTACATAGAGTTGAAGAAGGGCATCCTAATACAGCGTACGATCCTGCATTCGGACTTAGCCATAGCAGCAGGCACAATATTCAGGCTGACGGAAGCAGCACCCTCCTTCCTTATCAGCGGAGAGAACCAACCGCAATTCTTCAGCGAATACGATGTATAATGAATGTTCTCATACTCAGTCATGACGCCATAGAACCAGCCCGTAGGGCAGTGGAAGAGGGAGGTCAGCTTTTCTTTTACAGTCAGATTACCGAAAGCTCTGGACATGAGATCTGCAGATTCATACTCCCTCACCTCGAACATATTTCTCAGTTCCTCAGACACGACATCTATCGTACGCTCGCAGTCCGAAAGCTCATACTGGATATTAGAAGCCTCCAGGTACTCGAGTCCCTCTTCGTCATAAGTTGAAGAAAACTCATCAACAGGCTCAATCTCCACCGTATTTCCATCGTTAATACTATCAAACGACGTGACAGTTACGGTTTTGTTGGATTCGTCAAAAATATACACTGCATTGAAGAGTTTGCGGAACTCATCCAAGAATTTGTAGCAGCTCCAGTGGGGCAGGGCCTTCGCCATCGACAGCGACACGCGGGCGCTAGCCACATAGAGTTTGTTCCATGGTGCGACATCAAAATCATTCCGGATGATCGAATAACCCAGTTTATCCATCACCTTTCTGAACACCATCATCAGGTTAGGCTGAACGGCAGCCATGACAATAGACGTAGCCAGAAGTGTGCCGTCCCTACCAGGGCTATAAATAAAAGCCGGAGCGTTGGCCCAGATATTCTCACCTTCATCATGAATCGGCATAAACACATACTTTCCCGCCTCACCTATAAACCCTTGCCTGTTGATATCGCTGACGGTACTCAGGGAAGTAACATCCTGAATTGTTTTGGAAGAAGCGAATCTTTGGTATTTCTCCGCAACTTGGCCATAATCCAGCTGATCGATGAAGATCTGATCAAACGAAGACTTATAGCGCAAATACGACTTACCAGCCAGGATCTGGATCTTCACCTCTTTATTGGTAACAGAAGTTACGGTACCCTTACCTCTCACTACCTCGAGGTTGTCAGCCACCAGCCTACAGTCCTCATAGTCTTCGCACTCGAAAGTAGTGTCCATGCGGTTCATTGCGCCGAAGACTTCCCTGTTCTCAGGGATATCAAGCGGAAAAACAACCTCCATCGTCTTCTCTTCACCATCCTTTATAAAAGGGTTCTGGAGAGTGATCTTAATGTCGGAATCAGCGACAGGGTAAGCGATCTTACCATTGATATATGCGCAGATCATCTTTCATTCAGTTTAGTGAAGTATTTATACTCTTTATCGAATCTATCCAAAGGGAACACCACCTGGATACCCTTCTCCCGGATGATTGTGAGAAGTTCCTCGTTTACTTCAGAACTACGGTCCAAAGAACCGCGCAGTTCCTCATTATCATTATTCACATTCACGACAGGCGTCACGACAGCGGTACCACCCTGACCAAGCTGGCGCGAGATATCGCTGGCAGTCAGAGAGCCGACCGTGTTATTACGCTGAGCCTTGTCGATGAAATCCAACATGGGGCGCACATTCGGATTGTTCACCGCCTGGTGGTTGGCCACGAACTCACCTTCATGCACCACACCAGCCTCCTTCCGATATCTCTTGCCACCAGTGAAACCACCAGAATAATAACCCTCCTCCTGAGCCTGAGCCTGCTTTTTAATAGCTGCAATCTGGATCATGCCGGCAGCGACAGCAGCAGCGGCAGCCACCACAGCCAAAGCAGGGCCGACGATAGGAATACCTACAACAGAGCCGTAGGCATTCAGAGCGTTCATCGCAGTCTGGGCTATAGCCTGGGCGATCTGGATCTTCACCTGCTTCCTGTTATATTTCGTCTTGATGGCCGCTTCCTCTTTCTGTTGTTTCTCCTGCAGTTTCTTGACCTTCTTCTGGTTATTGCCTGCAGCAGCAATTTGCTTTTCGTACTTCTTCTTAACAACAGCCGTCTCATAATCAGCCTGAGCCGAATAGAGGGAGCTGGCAGCAGACATAACCTGGCTGGCAGAATTGTAAGCCGCTTGGAACTGGCTGGACAACTGTTGGCAGAACTCAGACGTTGCCTGCTGCTTGGCAGCGAGGTAAGCCGCATGGTTCTCTTTATCATTGGCATACAGTTCCTTCAGCTGCTGCATGGTAGCCTGGTACCGTTGGATGGTACCAACAATAGGCATACTGAAACTCTTACCCTCTTTCTGGGCGTTCTCGTTCACCTTGTCACGGGCGTTAGTCAGCATTTGGGATCCAGTCTGTGCGTTCTGCTCATCCGGAGAGACGGCAGAAGCGTACTGAGCCTGAATAGCAATTTTCGCTTTCTGATATTCCTCTTCCTTGATCAATCCAAGCCGATGAAGCTCTTCAAGACCATTCAGGGCGATATTCTTCAGGCGCTCATTACCCGTGTTTAGGTAATTCTCCTTCAGCTCCTCCACCATTTCCTCGTGTCGCTGTTGGCGATCCAGTTGATGCTGGAACTCGCGTTCCTGGATCTCCTGCTCGATCTCAACACGTTCCTCAGAACCCTTTCTATAAAGGGCAGCCTTTTCCTGAAGATAGTTGATATCCTCCTGGAACATAGCCTCCATGAACTCGCCTTCATCATCCCACTGCATCGACTGGAGAATAGCCTGTCTGCTTTGGTGGGCGATATCCACCTCCTTCTGACTCAACCGTTCCTGGCGCTCGACGGCCTTCAGGTTATACTGTTCCTTATCATTGAGGATCTTCTTATACTGGTCAGAATCTTCACTCCAGATCTTCATACGGTTGTCATAGCCTTCCAGAGTAATGCGATCCATTTCAGCCACATAAGTACGGTAATCCCTATTACCCTGAGCGTACAGGGCAAGGTTTTCGCCAAGGAGTCTCTCCGTCTCAGCAGCGGCAGCCTTATCACGATCCTTCAGCTCCTTCAGCTGCTGGGCAGCCAGCTTCTTAGCGGCAGCATCAGCGGCCTTACGAGCCTTCTCTTCCGTCTTAGGATCCGTTACTGGAGTAGGATTAGGCGACTCCGTTTCTCCGGTAGAAGGCTTGTTTTCAGCAGCCTTAGTAGCCAAACGGGTCATCTCCTTATCATTCTTCTTGATCTGGTTCTGTTTGTCGATAACAGCCTGCGCACGACTATCATATTCCTCGATGAATCTTCGTCTGTTCAGAGAAACACCACCATATACACCTTGATCCTTTTTCTTAGCCTGGTCGTACTTATCCCAGTTCGCATTAACCCATTTGGTTTCAGAATCAACCTCTTCCTGCAGATCCGCATTCTGTTTAGCAAGCTCCGCCACTTTGTCTTCATAAGCTCTAGCCTTTGCAGAGGCGATGATCTCGGTAGACAGTTTTTTATATGCTGCAGCTGCCTTGCCGGTCAGGATCTCCTCATCCGTCAGATCCTTGAAATACGCAGGATACAATCTTCTAAGGTCACCAATCAGATTCCTCCTGGTCTCCAGCTTGACATTGACATCCGTAATGGCCTTATACAACACATCCAGTTTCTTTGTTTCTTCGCCGGCACTCTTAGCGGCATTCTTCTCAGCGTCCGCAATATGATCGATCACCTTAACCGACTCCTCACCCTTCCGGTTGAAGTCAATCAGGAAACCGACCACGCCGGCAATGGCGGTGGCCACCGCAACCCAAGGATTCGCCTTGAGCACTGTGATCATTGCCTTAAGAGATTTGATGATCTTATCGTTCCAGAGGACCATGATTTTAGAAACGACGATATCCTTATTCTTAGCAGCCACCAATGCCGTGATGGTGACGGTGAGCGTCACCAACGTAGCCGCATACTTCTGAGCAAAATCAATCAGGGTGCTGAGAAGCCTTACAATCAGGCTACCCGTAGTAATGCCGTAGCGTGCGATAGGCATCAGTTTTTCCCCCAGCTCAATAGTCAGATCGTGGAAGTGCTTCTGGGCTTTCTCCAACTGAGCCTGGACAGTTTCATTCTGCACATTGAACTCATTGATGATCGATGTACCCTCTTCAAAAGCATTGTTGGCGATCTTTTGTCTCTCCACGACATCATCTACCTTTTGTCCAAGGGTGGCCAGCACACCGATAGCACGCTGACCGTCGAGGTTCATGGCGTCGAACACCTTACCCAGATCCTGCATATCACGACCCTTCAGACTCTTCGCAACCGCCAGGATCGCGCCATTGATATCCTCCGTCACGAGTTTCTTATATTCCTCGACCTTCATACCAGTGATACGGGCAAACGTATCGAGGTCGGTAGTCATCTTCACCAGCAGCTGACCGAAGGCAGTAGCGGCCATTTCGTCACGCAGCATATTTTCATCCATGACAGCACCGAAGCCCATAATCTGAGTCTGGGTGAGACCCACCTGTTTACCGAAACCGGCAACGCGAGCCGTGAAGTCCACCAGATAACCAGCCGAAGCAGAAGAATTCTGGGAAAGCTCATTGACGGCAGAGCTGGTGGCGAGCATCGCGCCACGCAGACCCATGGTTTTATCAGTACCAAAGGACATGGCCAGCTTACCCACATTCTTGACGGCATTCTCGCCAAGGTCGTCACCCAGAGCTACATTGATCTTATCAGCGGCATCGACAAACTCCATGATAGCCTCCTTGCCCTGAATACCCAGACGGCCAGCATCACCAGCCAATTGATTCAAACGCTCCCTGGAAGTACGGGTATCGAGCTGCTTGAATTCCTCATTCATTAGATGCACCTCTTCCGAAGTCTGACCAGTATATTTACGCACATTCTCCATCTCCTGATCCATGGCGGCAAATGCCTCCACGCATCGACGAATGGTGAAAGTGAGACCAGTGACAGCACCTATGGCCGCAATAGCAGCACCTTGTATCTTGTTAAAGAAGTCGGCTGTGCGGTTCAAAAGAGACTGTTGGGCAGCCCCCTCAAAGCGTACACGTTCCAACTCCGTCCGGAACGCCTTCGCCTTTGCCTGCAGCTGATCAAAAGCCTTGGAACCTCGAGGTGTCTCACGCAGTTGCTCATTCACAATCTTGATAGAATACTCCAGGTCTCGTACATTGGCGGTAGAGAGATTAGCCAACGTATTATCCACCAGCTTTGTTTCTCTTTTAACCTTCTCCATATCCTTGGTAGCACCCTTGATCTCCTGGTCGTATTTATCAATCTGATGGACGACCTGCTGCTGCTCAGCATTAATCTCCTTCAGGCGGGCTTTCACCTCATTCAGCTGTTTGACGGCACCATCATAAGAAGGAGACTCAGGACTAGACTTCGCCACCTCTTCCTCCAGATATCTTTGCGCCTGAGTCAGTTGGTTGACCGATGCACCCTTCAGGTTAGCCATCACAGCAGAAAGATTCTCGATATTATCATGCAGGCGTTTAGATTCTGCAGCCGACTCGCGGAAACCATTCTTCAGTTCCTTGATCCGTTCCTCCAGAGCGATGACATTCTGCTGATTCTCTTTCCATTCCGCACTGTCAGGCAACATTTTTCTAGACTGCCCCTTCAGTTCGCGGACGGCTTTCTGCAGTTCCTCCAGGGACATGTCATTGATATTATCGAGAACACCCTTAATACCCTCAATCTGACCCTTCCACCTGTTGAGTTCGCGGGTAGCCTTCTTCATTTCGGCTTCATTAAAGAACCCGCCAGTCTTAGCGGCATCTTCCTTAGCCTTCTTCAGATTCTTAACCTTATTTTCCAGCTCCTGCAGACGATCCATCGCCTGCTGAGAGTTGAGTTCAACCGTGGTAATATACCTTTCATTCTTTGCCATAGAAACGAGCTATCAATAAAATTTAGCACAAAGATAAGAACAGGTAGCGGAGCATAAAAATACACGAAAACCCCCGATTCTCACGAACCAGGGGCCACCTTACAAATACTCAAAATTTTCAAATACGTAACTAGAAAATTGTAGATATTAACGCTTAATCATGATATACTGGTCATATTTGATATCGACATTTGGATTGAAATTGACATGATGCACCTGGTAGCCTTTCGTTCCCCAACGCCACCATAGGAACCTATGCTTGTAGATCCTGGAGACGTTCGTTACAAACGAGTCACGAACGGCATACTTCAGCAGTTGCTGACGGGTGAGGTATTCGAAGTCGGCCCAATGGTCATGATACGCGAAAACGCTGTCATTGACGGCCTTCAGCTGTACGGAGTCTCTTGCTTCACGCAGCATCTTGTTCTCGCTCACGAGCTGGTCAACCTTCAGACCCAGGTCCTTGATAAGTTTCTTATCCTCCTCCAGTTGCTTGAAGTCAGACTTATCGATCTCAATGACACGCTGCGACACTACAGGGATGGAGTCGCGGATGGTGTCACGCTGCATGGGGACCTTGCTGTGCGCCAACTGGACAGAAAGATCACTTACCTGAAGCTCCAGATCCTGGCATTTCGCACTGTACCTGAGCGCTCCGATCAGGCATACAATGGTCAGGCAGATCATTGCAAGAAATAAAAGGTTTTCTTTCGTATTCGTTTTCATATCATTTGATTGTTATGTAAATAAAATCACCTCCATTTTTCAGACGTTCCATGAGTTTCTTGAACGTAGCAGTCGAATCCATGACAGCTCCGACGACAGTATTTCTACCAACGAGGATACAACCTTCCGTATCCTTGGGGTAGTTCCCGATGTGAATCAGCACACCTTCGAAGGCAGGCACGTTGATGATACGAGGCAGTTTGCCACCGCAGAACTGATATTGTTTGAACTTGCTGAAGCGTGGTGACACGACGTTTGTCAATACGCGGTACCGGCCAGTTGGAATAGCTGTCACCCCATATATCTTCTTTCGCTTGCAGACTGCCAGCCCTGCATCCTGAGACAGACCGCGATCCGTGTCCTCCAGTGTGTCGCAGAAATATTCCCCTTCGATATAGAGATGACCGATGGTATATTTCTCGCGCCTGGCAATACGTTTCAGTAACAGTTCCATATTCAATCCTCCTTTACGATTTTAAATATTCTCCCTTTCTTGATTTTGGCCAGAAGATCTTGCCACCAAAATGAAAAACTTTGCAGTCTATTGTACAAGTAGCTATCTCTTGGTTCAACGGCTCTTCATGCTCGAAGAATTTAACGTTTCGCTCTGGATGATATTTACCCCAGAATTCTTGATAGCCTTTCTTTGCCATCTCCAAATTGTCGTATGTATCGCCAGGGTGATACCACCATGAACCGTTTACATGCTTCTCAAGAATAGACACCATACCTATTCCTCCTCTTTCTTCTGATTAATATATTCACCCTTCTCGTTGAAGTCCTTCAGACGCTTTAGCAGCCATTTGGGTACCACTGGAGTAATAGCGTTGATATTCTCCAGAATCGAGAAAGCCTCACGGATCAGCATAGCAGAGCAGAGATATTCGCCGATCCATTGCGTAGAGCCCACCATGTGGCCATTGACCGTGTAGTTGGTGAGGAGGTTGGAAAGGATCAGCAGGCAGATATACACGAAGATCTTCTTAGAGAACTTCACCCAGAACTCCTCACTGGAGAGATCCTTCATGATGAAATGTTTCACCAGGCTAATGATCGTATCGACGACCACGGCAATACATATCCATTTCGCAAATTCCCAATCCCGATAGACATACTGCAGTAACTCTACCACAATCGTACAGGGTAAGGCCCCAAATAAAGCAACTATAGTCTTCAATGCCATATACTTAGATTTTTCTGCAAAGCTACGCAGAAAGTCGAGAAAATAAAAATACACCCGTGCATCGCTGCAGGGGTGTAGCTTCATCATAATCAGATAACAGTGATTAAACAATGCCAAGCCACTTTTTGGCAAGATCCTTAGCCGCTTCACATTTACTGTTATATTCCTCCCATTCATCCTCATACTCTTCAGGAGAGTTATTGAAATGGCGGTGTATAGCCATCTCTTCACTCATAGAAAACGATCTACGGATGATAGCATTAGTGAGATCACCGTAGTCAGAAGGATTAGCACAGTCCAGGATGGTACCACCATCCTCACGAGTACCGGAATACTTATAACCAGTGATAGCGGGCGCATCCTCAGGAGCGTTGTCCTGATGCCATTTTTCAACAATCTCCTCATCGAAGAAAGCAACGATCTGCCCCTTGCCGAAAGGGAAGAAAGTTTTTGGTTCGGCATAAATAGCTGAAAGCAAAACAGTTTTATTCATAATCATGTAAATTTAGTGTAATACTTACCATCTTTGCCCTTAGCTTGGCTGATAACCGTAGGAGCCGGCAGATCCTCAGGACCGAAGTCGTGAAGCGCCTGATCAATCATAATCTTGCTCCCGGTAAAAGCGTAGAACTCTGCATCGCATTCTGTAGCGCGGCCATCACTGTCGAGTTTTTTCTGGAACACATAAGTTTCCTCCTCGCCGTCACGACCCGTATTCGTAAACGTCTTCAAAATAATTTTGAACCTGATGGCCAGGACCTTCGAAGGCACCTCTTTCTTAATCTCGCAGGCCTTACCCTTAGCGTCGTGTTCCATGACAGTGATGATTTCCCTGTCAATCTTAGAGTCAGTGACCGTGTAATCGAGAAGGAATATTTTCTTAGAATCGGTTTTACCCCCCCCCATTTTGTCATCAATTTTTACCACTAAGGACGAAAACGGCACTTTCTGGTCAGGGCTCATGCCCTCAAAAGGCGGTTTGATACGACGGTGTTTGATGATTTTTCCAAGTGAATTCTCCATACCCAAAGATTTTATTAAATTGATACTGTTCGCATGTTTGATATAACCAAGGTTGCTGGCCAGTTTAATCCGCACCTGTTCCTCTGAAAAGCCCAGTTTGAACAGTCTGTGAGCGCGCCGGGCAGTATCTTGTTTGTTCCTTTTTGAAACAGACACATTCTCATGGAAGAAAGTATAACCGCACAGACGTACACCCATCCACACAGGCCTTACTTGGAAGTCCCCATTAATTTCCGCATGGTAATCACGTGTCAGGACAATGATAGATAAGTCACGGATGCACCTGAGGAAAACCTTATCCTCATGGAAGACCAGGATATTATCAACGAAGCGGAAATTGTGATGTATACCCTCGCACACGAACATCCTGAAGCGCCGTGCCAGGAATTGGGAGCCCCTGTCCAACAATTTCCGTTCATCCGGCGTGATAGCACTGACGCACCATTCAGCGATATAATGGGAAGTCCAATATTCCAGTTTTTCAGGATCCTTCAGGATGTCGAAGCATCTCTCCATCAGCCGGTCGAAGTTGGCCAGATACAGCATGCCGAACAGCTGAGCCATCTTGATCCCCAAGGGCGCACCAGACGGATAAGAGTCAATGACACGATGAATGAGGTTCCGGAACTTACCTTTTTTGAACTTATCATCGATTTTCCGTTTAAGGAAGAAGTGATCCATCAACGGAAAATAATGGTGAATGTCCAAAGAAAAGTAATAGTAGACCTCCAGTTGCTCATTCGCAAACAGCGTGTTACGGATGAACCTCAAGAGAGCATGCGTGCCCAGGTTGGGCCTGACAGCAGGGGCATGCCAAGAGATATGATCATAGATAGCTTTCTCATACGGCAACAAGGCAGCCGCTTCCGCATGATGATCATAGACAGGAGCCTTCGCAAGTTTTCGAGGCTTTTTGTCAAAGATCCACTTTTCAGAATATCCAGAAGGAGAGAACGTATCATTGACGATGTCGCAGACCACCTCATGCACGTGCAGGTCAATATCCTGCTCGTAGCGCATGATGTTCCACCGTTTATGCTTTTCCTTGGCAAACCTCTCGAAGGCCTCCATAGCATTCTCGATGGACTCGTTCTCCCCGTTTTGTTTGATACGTCGCATCAGCAATCGGGGTTAGAATGAAACAAAAGTGGGTCTGTTGTTCACCTGTGAAGGTGATCCGACGGATATGACGCTCGGCCTTTACCTACGAGTCTCACCGTCATCTTTCGATATGTTCTTCCAATCGGAAAGGCTCACCCTCTTATACATTTACTTCATTTGGACCGCACCCCTGTTCGCATTGGCATTCGAGGGGGCATTGTTGCCATTGAGCATGCACGAGCCCGCATTGTCGCCATTGTTAGCATTGCCCAAACGGATAGAGCCGCGAACGGAGTGTCTGAGGGATCCACCTACTTTTATAGAAAAGCGGTGCAAAGTTACTACAATTTTACGGTTTCAGCAAGTCAAAGAGCGAAACAATCATTTATTTAGACTTATTCTAAACTAGAGAGAGGGCCTCGCCCGGAGGCGAGGCGACCGCCTATGGCGGTGGTGTTCTTTGCACTCTGCGAGTGCCAACATATCACGCGACAGTTGTGAGCTTCGTGCTGAATGGGGCCGCGAATTCACAGAGGACCGCACCCCAGTCCGCATAGGCAGTCGAGGGGGCAGCGTTGCCATGGAGCAAGCACGAGCCCGCATTGTCGCCATAGTTAGCATCGCCCAAACGGAAAGAGCCGCGAACGAGACCCGCTTCACCGACAGGATTATAATAACCGTCAGCAAAATAGGTGGAACCGGTAGCACCGACCTCAGAAGGCATGCCAGACAGATAATCCGTGCTGATATCCTTGATATAAGACCAGCCGGCACTAGCTTGAGTGGGCGTCTTACCAATCAGCAGATGGTTACCAGCGCCAGAAACATCAAACGTGGTACCGTCAATCATTTCTTCCACATAGAAAGCCTGAGAACCGTCAGCCTGACAGATCAGCAGTTCGTCCTCCGTCATTGTCCACAGATACTTGTAGAAGTTCTTCAGACCCATGAAGCACGGAATGTTGTTGATGGTGACATCGTTACCCTCAGAATCCTTGATCGTGGCAGAGAGTAGACCGGTATAGTCACCCTTCTCAATTCCCAGATCCAAATCGAGATAAGGATTATAGCCGCGATCCGTTGTCCAGTCCGAAGGATAGTCAGCACCCATTCCAAGACCGCCCTGAGGCAGACCATCAGCGGTCAGCTGCGTATTACGAGCAGCCTGGATGTTACGGTTATGGAAATAGACACGGATCAGGGCACCAGTGATGAAGAGCATCACGCGCTCCGAGGTAAACCACATGGTACCGTTGTTACGGGCATACGTAGCCAACGTAGGCATACCGATATTCGAAACAGGCTTACCTAGGAGAGAACGATACGACTCATCCCAGTTTGAGTTATTACCACCACGGAACTGCGCCGTCTTGTTGATATAGCCGCACAGGATATTGTTGGTACGGTCAAGCGCAGCATAACCAGCACAAGAGCGAGAACCGACGGGGATATACACACAAGGAACGCCAGGGATCCTACGGTCATCAAAGGCCTCATATTTATAATCATTGTCAGACCAAGCAGCGTACCACAGACCGACGCCCCAGCCCCACTGGTAATGGCCATGGGCACCCGTGAAGTCAACGGGGCTTCCATCCTCATAATAGCGGTGGTCGGATCGATGGAGCTTCTTACGGCTATGGTCATTCTTAACCATATAGCCACCAAGTTTGAAGATCTCCTGCATGTGCTTCAGTCGGAAGAGGTTTCCGAGGGGTTCACCTTCAGAATTAGAATTACCAATAGGCACACGGTAACCGAACCAAGTATCAGAACTGTTCAGATACTTGTGGGCAGCCTCCAAGTTCAGGACTTTCGCCTGGAGCGTATCCAGACGATCCTTGTTTTGATTCGCGAGAGCCCAGCTCCCCTCATCGCAGATCGGCGTATCCGGACCGTCTGCATGAACGTGAGTAACATAACCTTTTCTCATTGCATATAAAAAATTAAATTAAACACTATTTCGATAAAACGAGCGTCGATCCCTCGATCTTCGCTTCAGCATCAGCCGGAAAAGTCAGCGTAGAACCAGTGATAGAAGGCATCCTGTCCTTCTTGACATCCTCCAGCTCCTCTTTCGTAGCAAACCCAGTCACCAGAGTTTCGGCGATAGCCGCCATCAGCTTCAGGAACTGTGGCCATTTGACACCTTTGTATGTAGCCATATCTATTGCTTAATTAAAGATTAACGATGAGTGAGTGCCACCCGAAAGTGGCACTCACGGTTTAACCGGATCACTCGCCCTGATTGGCAGCAGCAGCGGCATTAGCGGCGGCGGTGGTCATAGCAGAAGCCCACGCGGTTGTCACCTCATTGTCGGTAGCCCACTCGAAATCAGAGCTCTGCAGAGCAGAGTCAGCAGCAACCAGAGAATCCTGAACAGTCTGAGCCAGATGCTTCTTCAAGATGGCCTTATCCGCAATGTCAGCAGTAATCTGATGATCGGTGATATTCAGCGTGACCGCCTTACCAGTCTGATCGCCGAGTGTCAGGTACTCCACCAGACCGCTGACATCCAGATACTCATAGGAAGCAGTCTGACCAGCAGCAGCTACGTTGACCTTCAGGAAGTAGCCAGAATTACCCTCGCCATCCTGGTTGACGATACCGATGATGTTGTTCACGTAGTCGTAAGCCAGATCGATATCCATGGTCGTGGCACCAGCACCACTACCCTTGGTGAATCGATAGGTTGCCAACTTACCAGAATTCGGAGTCTGCAGACGGGTGAACGACACATCGTTTGCACCCTGAGCAGCAAACAGCTCCTCGAGGGCAGCACCGACGTTCGTCTGATTGCCGGAATTAAAATTCTGGCTAGTGAACTTGACATCACCAGCAACGAGAGCAGACTTCAGGCCATCTGCATAATTCTTGGCGTAATCTTTTGCCTCAGTAACGCCACTAATGAGGGAGGCAGCCATGGCTGCCATCAGAGTGAGAATCTGTGCCCACTTAATACCTTTAAATGTTGCCATTTTAGATAAAAATTTAAATTAAACAATAAAGATAACTAACACAACAGTAATTACTGTTATACCTATTCACCAGCGCCGGCAGCCACTTTCGCACTGTCAAGAGCGTCCTGCCAGGCACTGATCATATCATCATCAGAAGCGAACTCCGACGGAACGGATTCCTTTAATTTGGAGCCCTCAGGCACGCCCTCCAGGAAATCCTCAATCTCCTCGACACCGTTGATCTTATTGTCTCCGGCAGTGCCTTCGATCTTATCCACGACATCGACAGGAAGACCAGCCCCTTCGAGTTTGAAGACCTGTCTGCGCACTTTTACACCAACGATGAACTTTTCACCGTCTCTTTCCTCGATAACAAACGGAATACCGCTGATATCCATTAACTTTCTAATTGTTGCCATATAATCACTTCGTTAAAATAAGAGTACTACCTTCAATCCTCGCATCACCCGTAGAAGGGAAAACCAGCGTGGAGCCGATGATATGAGGCGATGAGATACGGTCCAGCATCTCGTTTTTCTCCTCTTCTGTGAACGAGTCGCCAGAAATCAGAGCATAGTGAGAGCTGACATACTGTTGAGTAGTCTCATCCCAGATATGCCAGTAGCCATTAATGATCTTCGGCTGATGCTCAACATAGCCTTTGGCACGATCCGCCTGAATACGGGCCATCTCACCCTTTGCCTTAGCCGTCTCGCCTTCATTCCAAGCATGCTCACCGCCGTCCGTATTCCGGAACCAGTGTGGGCTGCCGTCAACAGGCTCATTGCCAATGTTGCCGTTATGTCGAGAGGTCCATGAGTCATGATTGTGTGTAACCTGTTGGAACCTTTTGTATTCCTGAGCGCGAACCCAGGCGCCTTCCGGTTTCGTGGCGACACAACCCATATTAGAATCAACAATCTTTGTCATAATCAGTTCATAAATTAATCTTCAACCTCAAATCTCGCAATCAGCTCGCCATTGTCATTGATGCTGTACTGAGTCCTGTCAGGTTCCACCTGCAGCACATGCAGGTCCATGGTGTCAGGGTCAATATAGAACTTAGTCAGCAGGATTGCCTGCATCCTTTCATTCTCAGCTTCTTCGAACACCCTTTGCCTATTGTTTTCGTTTTCATCGAAAACGTTCTGGCACTGCGCTTCCCTCAGGTCAGCCGTCTCCTGGCGATGAAGTTCATTCGCATCAAACGTATCCTGGCACTGTGTTTCCCTCAGGTCAGCCGTCTCCTGGCGATGAAGTTCATTCGCATCAAACGTATCCTGGCACTGTGTTTCCCTCAGGTCAGCCGTTTGCTGGCGACGCCGTTCATCATCGTCAAAGACCTCCTGTCTCAGCGCTTCATTGTTAAGAAAGAGATTTTCACGCTGCTGTTCCTGCTGCTGACGACGGGATTCCTGAATCTCACGAGCAGCTTCAGCCGACACACGACCCTGTTCCGCTTCGTCAAGAGCATGCTCCATGGCTTCCATCTCACTGATCAGCTCCTCAGCCCTAGCGTTCAGCGTAGCAGCCGTTTCGCCCTTTTCCTTGGCGAAAGCACCCCAGTCTTCAGCCAGAATAGCAGCATCAAGACAACGTTGACGAATTTCGTCATTCAGAGCAGCAAGGCCCTCCACAAGAGAGGAAGGCGAAACGTTCACAACCTTCCTGACACCCCCGGACATATAAGTCATGAGGGCGCCGACATGGCGGTCAGGGTCGAAGGCAACCAGCTCCAGCTGGGAGGCATCCTTAGTTTGGGACGCCCACCAGTCGAAGAACTCCTGCTTATGGCCCTCGAGCCACTGCCATATTCTTTCGTTAAGAGTTGGTTCCATCAACAGTCAGTTATTTGTTGGTATCAAGAACATTGTGCAGACCAGCCACCATCACATCCACGGCTTCAAGCGCCACAGATTTAGGCAGGGCATCCAGAGGAGAAAGGGAGACTGTCAAACGGTTGAACTCCGTTGACCAACTGATTCGTCCGATCTCCTTACTGTTCTTCTCCACGGTACCACGAACAGACACGTTCGCGCCATTGGATTCACACTGCATCTTAATCACCGACCCGTCGCTAAGCGAGATAGGCTTGAAGTTCTGGGTCTCCTGGGATTTCTCCACTTCGAAATTTACATTAGCCATAAACAATCACATTTTAGGGTTAAACATTATTTTCCTTCCAACACTTTGATCAGAGCTTGTTTGGCTGCGATGACCAGTTTCATCTTACAGGTCCTCAACATGAGCAAGAGCACTTTCACGTCCTCATCCGAGATCTCTACCGTATCCTCCTTGAAGATCTTACGGGCTACCTCATCAATACCGATATCATCCGTATTCTGATGGATCGCGTTACCAAATGCGTGACGAAGGTCGACCTCATGGAAAATATCGAATTCCACTTCCATGCTGACTTTCCTGAAGTCATAGACTTTTGTTTTCTCTTTTTTCATATAAGTTTATTTTATTAGCGTTTAACTCCTAAACAAGAATCACTTCTCAGATAAATTGCACCAGAAGGGAGAAGACTTATATTGTCGACTCCTTCCGTCGGCCAGGAATAGCCATGAATATCTATCTTTCCATTACCATCTAAACCGATATAAAGAGTTTCACCTGTGTTTGCATTTGAAATCTCAATTTGATTAGGATAAATTATTATTTGTTGATTTCCACTTGTTTTCCCATAAGATAAATAAAGGTACGGACAAACATATCTCCCGCCCGATGACCCAAAACCAAGGTCCATCACCTTTGTTCCGCTAGAATTTATCCCCCTTATACCTGAACCTTTCAAACTTCCCATTATTGTTTCATCTACATAAATCTTCACTTTATTTCCAGTCGTACCTACTGTTACGTCACCATTAATATTACCACCATTAATAACTCCACTAACTGTCAGATTTCCTGCAGAATCTAATGACAAAGTGGTTTTACCAGAGGAGTTGGAAATTTTAAAAGTTCCAGTCTTGAAATTAATCTTATCAGCTTTGATAGTCGCCTCGCTAATCAGCTGTTTGACACCGGTTTCATCGACAAAACTAGAGATATAGGCGCTGATGCTGGATGAGGTGATAGCACCAGAATTGCTGAAAGCCTGAGAGAAAAGGCCAGAGAAGCTGGAAGTAGCAACATAACCGGAAAGCTCAGTCAGATGACCATTGTTGTCAAAGTGACCAGCGACAGCGCTCAGCGTACTCTTGTTCTGGTTGATCCATGTCGCAGCACTGCCAGCTGTACTTGCAGCACTGTTAGCCGTTGACTGAGCGTTAGCAGCTGCAGTAGCAGCATTAGAGGCAGCAGTAGCAGCATTTTTGGCTTTAGTGTTAACAGTGTCGATATCGTCCTCCAATCCGGGAATGAGGTTATCCGTAATATTCCTGAATGCCGAGTCAGCAGCATCTTTGTTGTCCGTAACGGTAGTAGAGATGTTCTCCACTTGCACCTTCAGGTCAGCATAGCCCAGGATCTTACCCTGTTCGTCAAATTCAGCAGCCATCAATGACAGCAGATGGTCGTTCTGATAGACCCAAGTAGCCTTGTAAGTATCTTCCAGGCTCTGGCGGGCGGAAATCTCATCATCCAGGTCGCTGATGATATTCTCAAATGCTTTGTCAGCAGCATCTTTGTTGTCAGTGACTGTGGTTTTTACATTGTCAAACTCAATATTGATCTGAGCGACAGCAGTAGCCAGGTTATCCTCCTGGCGTGAAGCCTCCAGAGTGATTCTACGGCTGTTCTGCTCAATCAGCGTTGAATAAGTCAGCCTTGAATTAACGATAGGATCCGACTTCAGAGCCACGAACCGGATATAACACTCACCCGAATAGCTGATGACCAGCTTACCAGTACCAGGATATTCCCAAGGATCAGCCACAGAGTCTGACGCCTGGAACAGCTGCCAGTCAATCGACGACTCGATATCCCTCACCCAACCCGACATTTCGTTGCCAGCCTGCTTGAAGCGGACCGACAGACGACCAGCAGTAATCGGCATGATACGGATACCCATGAACAACTGGTCAGCAACTAAAGTAGTCTGCAAGCCCGACTCATCATCCGGGTCGAATTCCTCATGCCACCCATTTTCCTTGATGTCTTTGAAATTCTGGGCCACGCCCATATTTCTCAGATAGAGCACTTGGATGCCATCCACTTCTTTGATCTCAGCCAACGCCTGCCTTGACGTGCTGATAGCCATACCGTTGAAAAGAAGCGGTTGGCCACCGTTGCCAATGGCTTCCACCTCTTGGTTCACATTGACAGTATTCCCGTTCAGGTCGCAAGGCGTCCAGAAATCAAAAGCCTGCTGGAAGAAACCGTTTTTGAGGAAGTTGTCTTCATCCGACACATTATAAGTTGTCTCGCTATAGAAAGACCTGAAGCGCGACAGCGACATCTCCACCCTGGCCTTCAGGCTCTCTCCAGTCTGATAATCGAAGAACTTTCCAACAGCATACAGGTTGTTCAGGTAGGCACCGAAGCCATCCAACCAACCGAACACATCTGAACGGATACCTTCCAGATTACCAATGCGTCCTTTCAAAGCATGTTTGGGGTTGGTCTTCAACCCGTAAAGCACATCCATATAAGGCGTGTTCTCACCAACGGCCATGATGGTGATGACACCCTTACGGTCCGAACGGACAGAATCCACACGGACCAAGGTATCACCTTCCTTGAAAGCCTTCTCGGGCGTTAACCCTTCAATCTGAGACGTGAAATTATCGAATGTCAGCCAGTCCAGACGATCCTTTCCGTCAGACAGGTCACCAACACCCACTTCCTTTACCCTGAACTCATACGCCTTTGTCACGTACCAGTCGTTCTCAGCGTTCGGATCACCATTGTACTGTTGCACCTCGATGTAATCACCGCTACGGAGGGAGTTGTACAGTTGGCCGTCCTGAGTCTTCAGCAACACCTTACCAGAGCGTTTGTCGTAGTGATCCACCACCATCATGTCAGAGAAGACGCGGTTGGCGTTCTCACCCAGCAGCTGAGAGACGATCATTTCAAATACCCTCAGTGTATTACGGATGACCGCATTATCAATCTCCAGCGTATATTTAATCTCCGTCTCACCGGCAGCGTTCACAAACTCCTTCTTCTGGATCGCCCAACCGAGACCACCGAGAAATTCACTGATGAACTCCGGGCTGGAGAGATTGCCCGTGAAAGTAGAGTCGCCCTTAACCTCCAAAGCAGGTAGCACCCTACCGGCTTCATCATAGTGTTTGCCACCATCACCCAACTTCGCATGTTCCCGAACCCAGAGGTCCTTCAACTCAGCAACACCCTCCTCAGTAATGATACCACCCTTCAGCCCCTCGGCATATTCACCGAAGATGATGGAGCCCAGGGTAGTAAGGCCTTTCAGGAAGGTGGGGTGATTGAGAACCTTATTAAAGGAGATCTCATCAAACTCGCCCAACTGGGCGAAACGCAACAGGTCAAGCAAAGCCGTACCGATGCGAAGCGCCGTGTTCGCATGCAGACGGTATTCATCTCTTATCCCTCTGAAGGACTCTTCGAGAATCTGAGCTTGAGACTGTTTAGACATTCAGTTTGATTTTTATGCAAAGATACCAAAGGAGGTATCAAACTAAAACTACAATACCCGAACCCTGCTGAATACTTCATCGATGGCAGTTGTCATCATACCGAGGTACTGGTTGCCGAAGTAAACCCTCTCCAGCTCATTGAGCACCATACGGCTTGCGTAGTATTTAGAGAAGTACCAAGGTTTCTTTTCACGCGGGTGGCCACCAGCGATCCGACCGCCCCATGCAGGTCCTACCCGCTTAGGTTTATCAAGACCATGCTCAGCACGGTATTGCTCACCACCAGGTAGGAGGAACGGTAGCTGACCGCTGTTCCATGTACCCTCACCACCACGAGAAGAGGCATAATACCTGCCAAGGCTGTCAACATATCCCTCATTGGTGAACTCACGGCCAGTACCATCGTCTACATATTTGCCATAAGCCGGAAACGAATGACGGATAGCTGTCTTCGCTCCTTCCAGGATCAGCTGGGCTTCAATAGAACTATAAAGGTTTCCCGTATCTACTGCCCGGAGCAAAGCGATGCGCTCCTGCCAGTAGGTAACCATATTGTTAGTCCACTCTCGCAGATATTTTTCACGAGTCCTTTCAGAAGGGGCGTATTTCTTATGTCCACGCCTACGGTTCTCATACTCCTCTATGGCGAGGTTTTTCATTAGTCCCATAGACTATTCCTCCCACTCGTTAGGATCAAACACCAGATTTAGCGGCTCATTGTTCTGCAGCTGGAAGAAAAGACCAGTCGCGCCATTGAACGAGTAGCGGCCATATTCCTGCGAATAGACCGTCTCGAGGTTCAGGTACATTAGTGCCTGGCCGTATTTCATTGAAGCCTTGTCTTTAATAACGCGGCTCAGCATCTGCTTGAAGATCCTGCGAGCCAGACTCAGGGCTTCCTTGTATTTCTTCTCATTACCCAGCTCATAGCCCACGATGATATGGACAGCGTACACCTTACGGTCAAACCAGCCGGGCTTAGCCCCGAAGGTGTTGCCACTGGTCGTATCATCCACCAGGAAGAAGTTGGCATGACTACGGTATTCAGCCATCACCTGATCCAGTCCTTCAGGACCGGAGCAGTAGCCACAATAGAAGTTATTAGCCTTCACGAGCTTATTCTTACCCGCCATCTCCACGAAATACTGGAGATCGTCGAAAGATTCCTTAGTTACTACCATACTTAGCCTTGAATTCCTCAGCATCACGGGCTTTGGCGTCGAGTTCCGTCAGGGCGCGTTTCGTGTCGATGGACTTCACCAACTCCTCTTTCGTCACGTCGCCGTCCGTCAGCGCACGTAGCTGAGCGTTATACGATTCCAGAAAACTATAATTACCACCCACCTTGTTAGCAGGCTTAAAGAAATGAGGGAACATCTTGGCATATTCCTGTTTGACCCATGAGAACCAGAAGAAAACGCTGGTACCAAGAGCAGCATCCACCTCCATTTCCAATTCAGTATCACCAACTGGAACATTCCCGACCATAAACAGCATACGGGCGAGATCTACCAGGTATTCGAATTTCTTGGTATTCAGATAAGCCTGGTACTTGCGTTCGCAAGAGAGGAACCAGCCAAACTGATAACCAGACAGCAGCTTGTCAGCAGCCTTGAATTCCCCAGCCGTATCCAGCCCACGGCCAAAGTCCTCGAAGCTGTTGACAAAGCCCAACTGTCCGATCATATCCTGAACCTGCCAGTTCTGCAGGTCGAAATACTTCCATTTGCCTGTGTCGAGCTTCACGCGACATGAGACACTCTTCAACCGTTTCTTCAGCACCTCGATACCACATAACCGGAAGAGAAGGTAAGTACGGATTTCCACGTCACCGTAGAGGTTGGACCCGATCAGATCCAACACGTAGCGCAACTGTTCCTTTGACAGTTGCCCCCACGACGTAGGACACTCCAGATGCAGCACCTTATCCGACGAAGTGAAACGCGCTGTCTTCTTTTCTATTCTCATACGGTTCGAAATGATTGCATTCATAAGCAGAGCTGTTGGCATAGGTGCTGAAAGCATCCAGATCACCCTCCAGCGTATTCATGAGCCTACGGAAATACTCGTAAGCCGTACCCTTATTGCCTTGGATGGCCACACCGA